TGAGTACCTATAATGGCAGACAAGATTTATACATAGAGGATATAATAGGTGAAGTAAGGAGGTACTGTAAAAAGTATAAAAAACATTGGATTATTACGCTACATCCGGCGGCTCAGCAACCGCAAAAAGATGATAAGGGTAATACCTATTACGGAATGCCTATGGCAAGAGAGGCAGCCGGAGGGCAAGCGTTGTTACGAAAAGCAATGACATGGATAAATATGTGGAGACCGCCTCATGGAATGAATGACCAGAACGGGCAACCTTATCCAGATAACATTGTGCTGATAAAAGTTGAAAAAGCAAAACCTAAAGGAGTAGCTATGCGAGGCGAAATGGTTTTACAGTTTGACTGGAAGAGAAATAGATATTTTGAATTTCCTAAATTATATGCATTTGAACATGAAAAGTAAAGAGCAAATGGAGTTAGAAGCTGAGGCTTATGCCTTACACTTCCAAGATAAAATAAAGACTTCTGAGAAACTTTTATTATTTGCAAGTATACTATGTCACCTTGATGGAGATGTATTCTTATATCGCATGAAAAGTGGATTAAATGACAAGATACAGGAAGTTATAGATAGGAACGAAGAATTAAAACAGATATACGATCACTTTTACATAATGTCTGAGCAGATAGAACAATATAAAATAATGCTGCACAAAAACAATAGCCGTATGTTAGCAATGGAATTAGAGAATGAAAAAGTAACTAAATTATTAACTAATTATCAGCAATGGGGTTAAAATATAAAAACATAAAAACAATAATAAACGGAATAGCCTTTGATAGTAAAAAAGAAGCCGGGTATTATGGAATACTTAGGCTTAAAGAAAAGGCTAGGTTAATACAAAGATTTGAGATGCAAGTTAGGTATGATCTGGTAGTGAACGGAATAATGATATGCTTTTATAAAGCTGATTTTGTTACGTATAAGCATGGTAAAGTCTTTGAGGTTATTGATGTTAAGTCTAAAATGACTAAGAGTTTACCTGTTTATAGATTAAAGAAAAAATTATTAAAAGCAATTTATAATATTGATATTGTAGAAATTTAATATATTTGAAAAAAACAGGCAAAGAGCAGGCAAAAAATTATGCCTGATGGCACATGGAGAAAGTAAAAATATCAGCCATTAAGGCAAACACTAATAACCCAAGGGTAATTAAGGATGACAAGTTTAAGAAGCTAGTAGAGTCAATACGTGAGTTTCCAGAAATGTTAGAAAAAAGACCTTTAATCTGCTTTACAGATTTAGATGGTAAGTATGTTGTACTGGGAGGTAATATGAGATTAAAGGCTGCTCAGGAAATTGGATTAAAAGAAATGCCGATAATATTAGCTGATGACTGGACACAAGAACAAAAGAATGAGTTTTTAATTAAAGACAATGTTAGTTTTGGTGAATGGGATTGGGATAATTTAGCTAATAACTGGAATGAAGAGAAGTTAACAGAATGGGGAGTAAATGTATGGCAACAAGAAACGTTTAAATACGAGCCTAATTTTACTCCTGAATCAAATTATAATGATGTTACTAAAGAGGAAATACTTTCTAAAGCAAAAGAGTTAGCCAGTAAAATGCTATCAGCACAAAAACTTGTTGATGTTATTTGTCCAGAATGTGGCAATGAGTTTAACATACAGAATTAATGGAGCAAGAGTTTGTAATTATAGAAGAGAAAGACTGTATTCAGATGCTTCAATCAGCTACATTTAAAGTAGCTAAAACAATGCCTAAGATTCCTCATTCTTACACATTAAAAGAAACCTGGGTTTCTCAAAAAGATTTTAATAGTGTTGTTATGTTTATCAGAAACAATGGTTACGTGAAAATGTTTTACAGTAAGCCGTTTATGTATTATAACATTGGAGAATATTGTTACTGGACTATGGGAAACTCGCTAGAAATAACAAAGCTAATTAATAGAGCAAAGATATGAAAATTGTTATCTATACTCATAAAGATAGAATTAGTTATGCATTAAAGCTTCAAGAACAAATAGAAGGATCAATAATACATTTAGATAATAAAACAGGTCATTTAAATGCAGTAAAAGATGCATTACGTATAAATTATCAAAAAGGGTGTAATTATATTATCCTGATAGAAGATGATGTTATTTTATGTAAAAACTTTATAAGTAGTGTCCAAAAAGCTATTAACGCAAATATAAATCGTTGCCCATTGGTTTTCTTTTCTATATCTGATCAATCAAAAAAAGCTTACGATCAAGGATATCGTTGGATAAAAATGAAAACAAATGCTTGGGCGCAATGCATTGCTTATCCAGAAGAGATAATAGAAGACTTACTTAAATACCCTGCAATTAATACAAAATTTTCTGATGTTTGGTTATCAATGTATTGTCTAAATAATAACATTAACATAATGCAACCATTACCAAACTTTGTTCAGCACATGGAATTAAAATCTTCAATAAACAATCCAACAACTATTGCAGGTAGAAAAAGAACTAGTAAAATTTTTGCTTCCGGTATAAATGAAAATTATCAAGATACTTATAACAATCCATTTAAATCAAGTAATAATCGTACTTTAAAGCAATACATAAATGCTTATGGTAGTTAAGAAAGTATTATTAGTAGATATTTTACCTTATAAAAATAATGCAGTTAAGGATGGAATATTGTTTACTGATAAAGCTGATTATTATGGAATTTATGAGGATAACATATTAAAAGGTTTTTCTGCTATTAAATATAATGGAAGTAAAGCACTATTAAAATGCCAGTACGTATTACCTGAGTATAGAAAAAAAGGATTATTAATGTTAATGCTAAAGGATAATTTAGAAATATTAAAACGATCTGGGATTAAAATTGCGGAAGCCAATTGTACTAAAATGTCCGTTAATGTACACTTAAAAGTAGGAGCAAAAGTAGTAAAGGTATTTAAAAATGGCATAACACAAATTCGATATGAAAATTTATAAAAAGATTAATGTTTACGATGCTGCATTAGATCGGTTACGATATATCTTTGATGAATTTGAAAATGTGGTGGTTGGATATTCAGGTGGTAAAGATAGTACTGTAACATTAAACTTAGCAATGATTGTTGCTAAAGAAAAAAATAGGCTACCATTAAGCGTAATATTTATTGACCAAGAAGCAGAATGGCAAGGCACTATTGATGTAGTTAAAAAGGTAATGTATGATCCTAATGTAAAACCATACTGGTTTCAGATGCCAATAGTAATTACTAATAACGCATCAAGCTATGAAAGGTATTCATATTGTTGGAACGAAGATGAAAAAGAAAAATGGATTCATCCTAAAGATGATATTTCAATAAAGGAAAACACATACGGAACTGAAAGGTTTCATGAATTATTTGAGGCTATTTTTAAAAAAGAGTTTAATACCCAGAAGAGTTGTTACCTCGCAGGAGTGCGAACAGAAGAAGCACCAAAAAGATTTATTGCACTTACAGAAGCATTAACCTATAAACATATTACATACGGCAAGATTTTAAATAAAAGCAGAGAACACTACACATTATATCCAATATACGATTGGAGTTATACCGATGTCTGGAAAGCTATCCATGATAATAAATGGGATTACAATAAAGTTTACGATGAGTATTACAGGAATGGAGTTACATTAAACAATATGCGAATATCTAATGTGCATCATGAAACTGCTATTCAGTCTTTAATGCTTATTCAGGAAATAGAGCCTAAAACATGGGAACGAGTAGCGGCACGTATTAATGGAGCAAATACTATAAAACACCTTAAAAGTAAATCATTTCAATGTCCTAAAGATTTGCCATCAATGTTTTTATCATGGGAAGAATACGCAATTCATTTAGCTAATAATATTATTCAAGAGCAAAAGTATAAAGATTTATTATTAGAAAAAATAAACAAAAACAAGGAAATATATTCTGGGCGTTTAATAATTGATGATTTTTATAAAACAATAATTAAAACAATTTTATCTTCCGATTGGGATTTTACAAAATTTCAAAACTGGCTATTAAGCGGTGATGTAGATACATATAGAAGATTTTATAAGAAAACAAATTATCTGAGAAATATGTTAAAATCAACAAAATTTTTAGAAACGCATGAAAAAGAAGAATTACTTAAATACTTTAAAACAAACAAATGAGTAAACTAAATGCATTTATTAAGCAAGAATTTGAAGAGTCTTTAGATAAACAGAAATTTATTAATGATATTCGTGAGTTTATTCATAGAGATTTATCATTAATAGGAGCACAACCTATTGATTTTGTTAGATGGGTTCCTATTGAAATGGTAGAGCCAAATGATTATAATCCTAATAGTGTTGCTAAAGTAGAAATGGGTTTGCTTTACAAATCAATTAAGCATGATGGATATACACAACCAATTGTAACTATCTTTGATGAGCAAATAGGAAAGTATATAATTGTTGATGGATTTCACAGGTATTTTACTTGTAAACACAATAAAGATATTTTTGATAGGAATAAAGGATTGCTGCCAATAGTTGTAATAGAAAAAGATATT